TAACAAAACCAGTCAGCAGCGGTTTTTACCAGTACAGTACAGACCATTGATTGATGCCCCTTTTGAATTGTCGGAAGAATGTTGTAAGTTCCTGAAAAAAGACCCTATAAAATACGCAAGTAAAGATATAGGTCAGTTGTTACCTGTTGTTGGTGAAATGGCTTGTGATTCTAAGGACAGAATGAACGCATACCGTCAGACTGGATGCAATATGTTTGACGGTAGCAGACCAAAATCAAAACCTTTGGGTGCAGCAACAGAGCAGACAATCTTGCGTTTCATCTATGAAGAAAAAATACCATGTTCACCTGTTTATGGTGAATGTATCTATGATGAAGAAACCGACACATATAAGTTCACCGGGGAACAAAGAACCGGGTGCAAATTATGCGGTTTTGGTTTGAAATTTGACCCTGAAAGATATGTTAGATTACAAAAATTAGAACCAAATGTTGTAACCTTTGCCTTTACTGATAGGGATAGGGGTGGGTTGGGGTACATGGAAGTATGTACTTTCCTGAATGAACATTGTGATATGAATATTGCTATTCCTGAAATAGAACAGGGTTATTATGAAAAAAGAGCATTGGCATATAAAGCAAGAAAAGAGGAAGAAAATGAATGTGAGAAATCCAAAGTTAAACGCAGAAGGGTACGCAGACCCAACCGCTTACATGGGGATGCGTGATGTAATAAAAACAGAAAGTGAAGCAGATAAACGTGCCTATGATTTGGTGAAGGTCTTGAAGTACATAGTCCGTGCAGCGGGTTTTGAACTGATTGAACGTGTTCAGTTGCGTGATACCAAGTCAGGAAGGGAGTACAAATAATATGGTTATTAAGAATGAACTGAAACTGTTTGATGTGGTTGATAAGATAGGGACTGAAAACCTTCTGATTCAGGTTGCAGAAGAATGTTCTGAACTGTCAAAGGCTGCATTGAAATTACACAGAGTTGCAACCGGGACAACCCCGGTGTCATTGGAAGATGCCAAGGAAAACCTGATTGAAGAAATGGCTGATGTGTTGGTGTGCATGGAAGCAATGAAATATGAACTTGGTCAGTTTATTCCTGACCTGAACACTGAACTGGTGAAGATTGCGGAACATAAAACTGACCGTTGGCACAACAGAGTATTTGGAAGGGGTGACCAAGATGAATCCTGAATATCTATCTGAATGTTATATCAGGGCATACAATAAAGCATTTGAACTGACCAAGAATCCAAACCTTGCAGTTGGTGCGGGAATGGCGGTCATCAATACCATTGCAAATCAATCCAAGGTTCAGAATCAGAACCCTTCCATGAATTTGTTCATGGCTGCACTGATGAACGGTTACATGAAGAAATCACAGGAACAGGAAGAAGGTGACCAAAATGAAACTGATTGAAGATAATGCCGGGTGTTTTCCCGGTGAAGTATGTCACAGACCAGTGTGCAGTAAGTGCGGGTACAAAAGGTTATACAAACAGGTCACTGGTGCATTGCACCGCTTGAAGAAATGCCCGCAGTGTGGTCACGTGTTGGACTGGTCACCAGTAGATAAGAAAGTGGGTGTGTAAGGGTGATGATGTTGAAATTAGAAAGTGATTGTGTTGGTACTATGTATGCGAATGTTCACGGTCAGGAAATACCGATTGCATACTTGATTTCAGAAGTTCGTTGGCAAAAGGGATGTACGAACTATGAAGAACTGAAAGAACGGTGCAGCGGAATAGAACTGGATGATAAAGCATTGAAACGTGCGGTTCGCAAAATCAAATGGTCATTGTTGTGGTTGAGTATTAAGAACTTATTCACAAAGTAACGGTTGGTTACGGTTGGTTACAGTTGAAAGGTTACGGTTAAAACCCTTATAAAATAAGGTGGTTACGGTTGGTTACGGTTAAAACTAATTTCTTTAATATAACAAAAAAAAAATATATTTCATATTAGAATATTAAAAATATAAATATATAGGGAATGAAGTGCAAACCGTAACCGTAACATCCGTAACCCTTGCATAAAATAAGGGTTTGAAGGGATTTTTGAACCGTAACTTGAAACGTAACTTTCCGTAACCGATAGGAAAGGACAGGTGAAAACATGAGTGATAAGAAGAAATTGACTGCAAGACAGTATTTAGAGCAGTTAGAAACTATTGATATTAAAATCAATCAGCATTTAGAACGGTTATCTGAAATGAAAGCAAATGCGACAAGTACCGGGGCAATAGATTATTCTAAGGACAGGGTGCAGACTTCTTTGTTAGGGGACAAGTTGAGTAATGATGTAGGAAGGTATGTTGATTTTGATGCACAGATAAATGCAGAAATAGACCAATTTGTTGATGCAAAAAGTCAAATTATTGCTGAAATACAGGGGTTAAATGTGAAAAATTATATTCAGGTGCTATTCAAAAGGTACGTGCAGTATAAGAATCTGAAAGTGACCGCATCTGAAATGAATATGTCATATCAGTATGTGCGTGACCTACATAAGAAAGCACTTGCATTGTTCGGTGAAACCTACAAAAACCTACATTACTTAACATAGAACCTACACTTGTTATTATTTACACACATTATTTATTATGATAGACTATATGCTGAAAATCCATGTTGCTGAAAGAAAAGTATTTCTTTCAGCAATTTTTATTTTTAAGGAAAGGGGTGTTGCGGAATGGCAAAAAAACTGACCAAGAAGCAGCAGTTATTTGTTGATGAATACCTGATTGACCTGAACGCAACACAGGCTGCAATTCGTGCGGGATATTCTGTTGATACTGCAAGGGAAATAGGATGCGAAAACCTTACAAAACCTAACATTCAACAGGCTATTGCTGAACACATGGCTGAACGCAGCAAACGAACAGGAATCAATCAGGACAGGGTTGTTTTAGAACTTGCTAAGATTGCCTTTGTAAAAATGACGGACGTTGTTGACCCTGATACTGGTGAAATACTTCCAAATGCTTCGGATGATGACCTTGCCTGTATTGAATCAGTGAAGTTCAAACAATCTGATAATCAGTACGGTGGAAGCATTGAACGTGAAGTGAAATTATCATCCAAGATGAAAGCACTGGAACTGTTGGGTAAACACTTGGGTATGTGGAATGACAAGATAAATGTGAATGTTGCAGTTCCTGTTGTTATATCAGGTGAAGATGCCCTTGAAGATTAGGCGGGTAATTGCCTATGGTAAAAGAACGCAGCATATCATCACAGTATGTGTTTGGGTACATGAAATACATTTTGTACCCGGAAGATTACAAACCAAAGACTTCCAACGGTAAACAGGTTGTAAGACTGCCGGAAGTAGTTGGTAAGGGTTACGGTACATTTTGGCGGTGGAAAGGTAGATACAGGGTGTGCAAAGGTTCACGTGCATCCAAGAAATCAAAAACCACTGCACTTTGGTACATAACCAACATGATGAAATACCCTGATGCAAACTTGCTTGTTGTCAGGAAAACATTCAGAACCTTAAAGGATTCCTGTTTCACAGAATTAAAATGGGCTATTCACCGCTTGGGTGTTGATGCACACTGGGAAATTAAGGAATCACCACTTGAAATGACCTACAAACCGACAGGTCAGAAGATATATTTTAGGGGTCTTGATGACCCTTTGAAAGTAACATCCATTACCACAGACAAAGGTTGCCTATGTTGGATGTGGATTGAAGAAGCATACGAAATCAGTTCAGAAGATGATTTCAATATGCTTGATGAATCAATCCGTGGTGCTATCCCGGAAGGTTCAGGGTTGTTCAAACAAATTACCCTGACATTGAACCCTTGGAATGAACACCACTGGATAAAGAAACGATTCTTTGACAACCCGGATGATGAAACACTTGCAATGACCACCAACTATAAATGCAATGAATGGTTGGATAAGGCTGACTTGAAGGTCTTTGAAACCATGAAGAAGCAGAACCCAAGACGTTACAGAGTAGCGGGACTTGGTGACTGGGGTATTGTTGACGGTCTTGTATATGAAAACTGGGAAGAAAAAGCATTTTCGATTGATGAAGTCAAAGCAATACCGGGTGTGAAATCTGTATTTGGTCTTGACTTTGGTTATACAAATGACCCTACTGCACTGTTCTGTGGATTCATAGACCAGTCAAGCAAAACCATTTGGGTCTTTGATGAAATGTATAAGCCCGGCATGAGTAATGAAGCAATCGCAGCAGAAATCTTACGCATGGGTTACCTGAAAGAAAAGATAACTGCTGATTCTGCTGAACCTAAGAGTATTGACCGCTTGCGGGAACTTGGGTTGAAGGGAATCAGGAAAGCCCGCAAGGGTAAGGATTCCATAAACAACGGTATTGACTTCATTCAGGACTATCACATTATAGTTCATCCAAGGTGTGTGAACTTCATCACTGAAATCAGCAACTATCAGTGGGACACAGACACCAAGACCGGGAAGAAGCTGAACATTCCTATTGATGACTTCAATCATCTTATGGATGCAATGCGTTATGCAGTTGAAAATATCGCAAAAGGTGATGCGTTCAGTTTTGACTAAGACGTTACCGGGTAGGATGCACAGTGTCAGCAACCTTGATTATGGGAAGGGTCAGCGGTTGTCAAATACCTTACTCCGGGGACGGTGGCACTTGGTCACCGTTTATGGCACTTGCATCACTGCTTTTTGAATTTAAGAAACAAATTA